CAGTATCTATAAAGTCTTGTTCTGCAACAATGACTTCTTTAACTATTTCATTTTCTACTTTTGCAAAATGCGTCATGTTTATTCCTTATTGATGAACTAAAGACCCAGAAGTGGTAAATGTATGAATTGTGTTGCCCCCAGAAGACGTAACTGTTCCACCAGTAAATTTTTGTGAACCTGGGTAAGAAATGATTACAACGCCTGAGCCGCCGTTTCCGCCCAATTGGGTTCCGGCTGAACTGTTGCGCGCCGCTCCACCACCTCCGCCACCTGTGTACGCAGTTCCAGCCACGCCATCGTTGTTGTAAGTAACGCCAGCACCACCGCCACCATTACCTCCAGCACCGCCAGTAGAAGTTCCAGCACCGCCTCCTCCGCCAGAATAGTAGGTAGAAGTACCAGAGATTGAAGAGGCCACGCCAACGCCACCAGCACCGCCTGTTCCTCCAGAACCTGCATTTCCTACTGCTCCTGCGCCGCCTCCGCCTGCACCGTATTTGTTTCCAGCGCCAGAGAAGAAAGTAAGGCCTGTTCCACCTGCGTTACCTTGCCCAGAAGTGCCTGCGCCTCCCGCTGGGGTAGAAGAAGAACCACCGCCACCACCACTACCACCAGAAGTTGCCGCTGTTGTAGCAACTGCACTTCCAACACCTCCGCCCAATGCGGTGGTGGAAACAATACTCCAGTTGGAATTTCCGCCGCTGCTGCCTAATGTGTTGTATGTTCCGCCCGCACCACCTGCGCCTACTGTGACAACATAGTTGGAGTTTGTGTTAATGGTGACCCCAGTGCTAGTCAACAAACCGCCGCCACCACCACCGCCACCAACTGTGTAGTCATTGACCGCACCACCGCCACCCCCGCCTCCTGCCACTACTAAATAAGAAGCAGAAACAGTTGCACCACTTGTCCATCCAAATGCGGCAAGTGCGGCGGCTCCAATCTTAGATAAACGTGGCATTGTTAATCCTTAAAACTGAGTTTGCGTAGCCAACACAGTGTAATTAGTGCCAGTAGATTTAATAACAACATAAGTGTACCCATCAATACCATTAGAATTTCCTTTGGTTGGAGCCGTACCACCTTGCCAATAAGGTGTAACTGTATTGCCATCTATTTGAACCAAAGAATTGTAGTAAGCAGTGTTTCCTTGAGTTGCCAATAACGTCATAGACACAGAAGTGTTATTAGGAATAGCATTAGCAAATGTTGTTGTTGAATTTCCTCTAATATTTACTGTAAAGTTTCCAGCAGCATTAGATGTGCAATACAAAATTGCCGAATTAAGAAAATCTAAATTAAGTGTTGCGTTAGCCGCAGTAGATGTCACATTAGTTGGCTCTTGAATGGTTGTGATTGTGACATTGGAATATGAACCACTAGCAGCGTTTTGTATAAGTGGATTTGCTAACGTAAGATTACCAACAGAGGTAGTGGTATTACCCAGACCTACACTGGCATTACCAAGGGTAGCCACCGTGTTAAAGTTGGCATCCAGTTGCGACAACGGTATTGACGTTGTTGCATTTGCAAAAACATAAGGTACACCAGACATATTAGAACCTCACTCTTAATTCGTGTTCAAACTCAAACGTATTTACTACAAACCCTGCGTTATTAGAAGTCATTGTCAATCCTAAATACTTACCGTATTGTGACGCATCTGACTTGTACAAGAAATAACCAGACTCAAATAACCAACCAATTATTGTTCCAGAATTGTTGGTCCAGGTTATAACATTTCCACTGTTGTTATACCAACCAACACCCCCGTTTGTCAAGACATAAGGCGCAGTAGACCCTGATTCAGAATCCACCGTAACATTAAGATTACCGCCCTGTGTTAACGTTGCCTCTACCCCAAATTTTAACGCTTGCTTGGTCCTTATGGGGTCTCCCATGTCTTGCAAAGCAGTCTGAATGTAGCTTGAAATAGACGCTGTCGTACTGTTATAGAACTGATATAGGCTATTAGACGTATCTGTACCGTAAAGGTTTACTTTACCGCCCACAGGAGCAGACGCAACATATTGAATCTGTCCCTGATATGTAATAAACCATTTTTTCTCAAAAAATACGGCTTGTATATACCTGGAACCACCAAATCCATAAGGACAAGAAGCACTTACATAGAAATTAAATACTGCACACAAAATATTGTTGAGCAGAGCCTGTCCAGCAGTTATAGGCTTGGTAAAGTCTATGTAAGGGAAAATACCGTCTAGTGGGTCGCTAATCTTGGTAGTCGTAGAACCTACAAGGGCGTAAACACCATAGTCGTTCATGAACAAAACAGACCTGAAATACGGGAATATGGCGTAAATACGTTTAGAACCTATAGACGCAGATACGTTGGTATTGGTAAATACGGTACTTCCTGTAGAAGTTACCTGTAAGTTACTGAAAACGTTGATACTATCGTCACCAAAGATGTACAAGAAGTTATTGGCTGACAATAAAGCCTGAATGTTGTTGTGCAGGGTTGAATCTTGAAGATTGAACGCTACAGAAGACACAGAACTAAAGTCTGTAGGGCTTACCGCACTAGAAGCATAGACTGTACGACCCGCAGCTACCCAAACACGCCCTGAGAATGTGGCTACATCCACAATTCCGTTGGTATTGACAATAGCAGTTGCGGTAGCGTTAGCAGAAACACTGCCAGAATACCCTGCAGCAAAGCTCACAGTAGGTGCAGAAGTGTATCCAGAGCCTGGATTGTTCATAATAACTTGGGTTACCACGTTACCCAAGACAATAGCCGTGCCGTTAGCGCCTGTACCGCCTCCACCTGAGAATGTGACGTAAAAAGACCCGCTAGAGCCGTATCCAAACCCGCCAGAAGTAACTTCTACCGCTACAGTGCCAGTTGCAAACGTAGTTAGCTCGGTAATGGCGTTAGCACCTGTACCGTTCCCGCCCTTGATGGTAACTGTAGGAGGTGATGTGTACCCAGAACCTGCGTTTGTAAGCGATATTGAACTAACTGTATTAGCCGTAGAAATCGTAGCCACCGCAGTAGCCTGTATACCGCCTGTCTGATTAGGTGCACCTATAACAACGTCTGGGGCAACCGTGTAACCTGAACCTGGGTTGGTCAATGCTATAACGCCCACAGAACCTATGGCAACTAAATTACCTCCATCCCACTCAAAAAGACCTTTTGACGGGTCTCCGATAAATAAATTGGTGTTTTGCCACTGAGCTGCGCTAACGCCAGAGCCAGAAAACGTCCCCGCAGACGCAATATTGCCTGAAGTCTGGGCGGTCAAATCATAATATTGCATTGCACCATTAGATTCAGAGGCAACGATGTAATCGTCCGTAATATTGGCGCTTGTCAAATAAGTGACAGCATTGGAAAAGACAACCGTATTGCCTGACGAGTTATTGACAGTTGTAGATTGAGGCGTAATACGCAAATTACCCGAACCAACGGGCATGGCGTTCTCTAACCAGTAAAACTCATCTTTTTCGATTGCTGTGCGGTTGGCTTTGGTGTCAATTCCCTTGAATTGCTTGATAACCGCATAGCTTTTCTTTTGCTCTGCTGCTGCCATTCCTAACCTCCACTACTATAGGGGTTTGGAATCCTTCTTGTATAAGTGCTATTTAAGACATTCAGGACGTGCTTGTTGTATTCCTGTTTAAATATCTCAGCTTCACCGTAAGATTGTTCGTAAAACTTAGCTTTGTAGGCTGCGTAATACTGGGCACAGGTTGACCAGGGGTCTAATATCTGGTCTACAACTGTAGGTGTACTCAAAGACAAAGCTGTCGGCAAAATGACAGTATCTAACTCAATATAGTAAGATTGGTCAGGTATAGGCGCAATATAAATCTGTTGTTGCCCGTATACAGAGAAACAAATAGGTCTGCCTATGTAATTTTGCCAATAACGTAATTGAGCTGTGAAGTCAGACCAAGGCAGATAACGCATAGGTATACGACTGTTACCCCAGTATAAATTAATGCCAAGAATGTCAATCGTATTAATTGCGTTAGGCAATGACTGGAAGGGAATAATCTCAGCGTTTTGCACAAAGAGCAAAGTTGCTGTACCGTCTGCAAAAGCAGTAGATGGGGGAAAAACATTAGAGCCAGTAGGGTACGGAGGCGCTGATGAGCCAGAAGTTCCAGAAGTCTGGTACTGGTAAATGTAGACGTTGCTAAAAACATATTGCCCCGCAGTCACAGCAGTGTTTGCCACCCACGGAGTTGCAGGTGTTTGATTTGTGTTTGTGCTGTTGTACGGGTTAGAAGATGCAATAGGCGTGGACGTAGTTTGTACTGTCCGCAAGCATCCTGTGTCTCTAACTAATCTTTCTCTAGCCTCGTTAATGTAATTTGTTAACTGAGACTGCGACCAAAAGTTATTGTTGGAGTCATGCAACAGATTTTCAACTTGATAAAGATAATCATTGAGCGTTGGCATGAAGCATCCATAGTTAAGCTACCCGTCTTTCAGAGGATTTCCCCCCAACGGACTTTTCAATCCGAAGGGGTACAACTCCTACAGCCGAGGGTAACGAGCTGTTTTTTCCTGGCTTCTCAGTTGTAATTACAAACTGGTCTAGCTTTTTTAAACTTTCCTCAAGTTCCGCATGAGTTTTAATCCACCCGTGCCGAACCAAAATGTGTTCTCTATCGTCTAATCCGTAACCAAACAACTGTACTGCTCCAGCAACTGGAATCTCTACAGTCTCATTACGTTTAAACTCGTAAACGACACCGTCATAACCTATGGTCAATTCGGTGTCGCTACGATTAGTGACAAAAACGTTTTCCATTAGAACTGGACTACGTCACCGTACACTTGGATGCTAACTGTGTTTGAGTTACCACTTGCGGTGGTTACGTTCACATAGAGAGCTTGAGTTTGATTTCCTGTAATAGCTGTAGAAGCTAAGTAAGGAGATGCAATGGTTAAGTCTTGGAACTTTCCTGTACCTGACAATGTACTTAAAGCTACGTTGGCAACAACTGCGTTAGAAGCGTTGCCATCATTACTTGTTGTAATTGTGACGTAAGCAGAAGCTACAGACCCTGTTGGGTTATTTAACGTAATTCTACGAAGAATAACTGAACCAGAACCTGTAACGTTTCCACTGTTTGTCAAACCACCGTTGAGCAACGGAATAGTAACAACTGCGTTACCAACCGTTGCAAGTGATTGATTTAAGGAAGAACCAATACGACCGCCCCCAAACGAATCCAGGTAATACTGACTGACTGAATCGGGATTAGCCATTGTTTACTCCTTAAACGTTGTTATAAGTACCAGAAACAGCCTGACCACCTTCAACTGTCAAAACAGTAACGTTGGCAACGTTGGTAGTAGCGTTTGCAAATACGTTAACACCGTCAGAAATAACCATACCACCTGTGTTAATAGCGTACAAGTTAGAAACAGCAGTGATGTTTCCAGTTGTTGCATTAACAGCAGTAGCTACAGTGATGAAAACGTTAGCTGTACCAGGAATCAAATATGTTCCTGCTGGGAT